CGGGTTCGTTGCCCGTGATTAGGAAGTTGGTGTCTGACACCACTTTGCGTGCTGGAGAGACTATCACCAGATTGTTGCCTTTGCACGACGAAGCTCTCAATGTGCACACCATAGACATTGAGAGCGGTGAGTTTTTAGCCGTGAAATCGCATATCTATGCTCCAAACACACCTGCTGCACAGTTGCTGCCCAATCCGGTCTCTTACTGGATCACCGGCAGTGGTCATGATGGCTTGTGCGGCTCATTAATAATGAGTGGTGGCACAGTAGTTGCCATGCACACTGGCTCTCACGTTAGTGACACAGTGACTGCCTGTCCCATTAATCACTCACTGTTAACATCCATGAAAGCACAGTTGGCTGGTCGCACCTTGGGTGAAGTTGGCAATGCCAGATTAGATAACTATGTTATCAGAGCGCCTTATTTAGAGGAGTATAGCAAATCACAATTGGAGATTAGTCCTAATGTGAGCGTGCGTGTTCCCGGTGCGTTGGAACCTGCGCTTTCAGACAGTTTCTACGATTTTGTTGGCACGCTAACCAAAGATGGCCTGCCTGTCAACGTTAAGGCCAAGACCAGCATTCAGGTTTCTAAGCACGTAGAGCTCTTGATGGATTACCTGCCTGATGTACCACGGATTTTGAGTACTTATGCAATCCCATCGCTGAGTTACAAGATGCGAGATACCATTGGCGCATTCGTCACCAAGAGTAGCATTCCCCGACCGGTGGATACACATTTGTTGGCACTTGCCAAAGAGAAGGTGGGTTCAGCTTTATATGGGGCTTGTCATGACATAGTATCGCGTAATCCAGAATTTTCTACCATGAGGGTCCTTAACTTGCAGGGTGGTCTTGACGGAAAAGGGCTTAATATGGCTGGTAAGGTACCCATAAACACATCTGTTGGGGTGGCTTTCCCCGGGGTTAAATCAGATTATGTGAGCAACGTCTATTCCCCTGAGTATGATGAACATTTTATCTGTTTCTTTGAAGAGAATGAAACGTCAATGGAGATACATGATAGTGTGTATGATATTATCGAGCGTCGTAAATCTGGAGAAGTGGGATTGATTTTGAATTTTATTTGTCCTAAGGATGAGGTTTTGCCTGTTAAGGCAGATGGGCGCACCAAGCCCATGAGACATATCAATAAGATGG